TAGATAAAAACTGTGATGAGAGGCTGATATGTCAGACGGTGGCAAAGGAGATAAACGCAGGCCGGAGGATTTGGAATCGTTTGCAAACGGGTATGAACGAATTTTCGGCAATAAAAAAGCTGAAAGAGGTCGCTTTATATGGTGCGAATCTGAACGAAAATATATTCCATATGATGAGTATGTCGCGCCAGCATCAAATAATGCGCCAATGGTATTCCCTGATTTGCCAGGATATGAATCTCCTGTAACTGGTCAATGGGTGGAAGGTCGCGCAGCACGGAGAGAAGACTTGAAGCGCAATAAATGTATTCCATACGATCCAGAAATGAAGAAAGACGCCGCAAGAACACGCGCAGAAATCGATAAAAAAGCGGATGCAAAACTGCATGACGTTGTAGCAAAAACATTTTACTCAATGCCAGAAAAGAAGCGCAGAGAGCTGGCAAGAGGTTAAAGAATTCGGCCTTGAGCCGTGTAGTAGCGCCCCACCGGGATGGTGCGGCATTTTCCCCACGCTCGCAACAGAGCCTATGCAGGAGTTTTTATGGATAACGACTTGGCAACCCAAGACGATCTAAACACAGATGTAGAACCAACGATGGAAGATACGATTCAATCTACATTGGATAGTATTAAAAGCAGGGAATCTGATGAAAATCAAAATGAAGCAGAGCAAAAACCATCAAAGCCACGCACAGAGGATGGGAAGTTTGCAAAGCAACGCAACGACGCAAAGCCTGTTGATAGCGGAGCTTCTCAAGAGGCATCCGACAAGCCTATCGCTGGCGAAAGTCAACCCGCTATTCAAGAAGCTGCACATGCAGAAACTGCGCAAACAACTCAAGCTCCGTCAAGCTGGACAGCAGAAGCCAAAGCAGAGTTTGCCAAGCTGACGCCGGTCATCCAGAAAGAAGTATTGAAGCGGGAATCGGATTTCCATAAGGGTGTCGAGCAATACCGAGAGTCAGCGAATTACGCGCAGACTATCAAAAGTGTCATCGCGCCTTATGAAAATACAATTAAACAAGTCGGCGTTACGCCTGAAGTAGCTGTTCGCGAGCTTTTCAAGAAAGATGCGGAGCTACGCCATCCAGACGAAAACGTTCGACGTGCGGCAATTTATCAGTTGGCTAGAAATGCTGGCATTGACCTTTCGCGAGGAATGCAGCAAGTCGATCCAAACGTTCTGCGAGTTCATCAGCAAAAAGCAGAACTTGAACAGCAATTACATCAACTTAAAACTTCCCATGAGCAGCGCGAGCAACAGGAGCTAAACAGCTTCCTAGAGCAATCAAAGCAAGGGAAGGAGCACTTCGATACCGTTCGCCCTGAAATGGCCGCGCTTCTACAAGCCGGTACAGCGAAGGACATCGATCAAGCGTATGACATGGCAGTTTGGGCACGTCCTGACTTACGGCAATCGCTTCTGGCTAAACAGCAAGAAGAACGCAAAGCCGAGCAGGTCAAAGTAGCTCAAGCAGCCAAAGCCGCATCAGTCACGAATGTAGCAAGGCGTGGAACCATGCCAGCACAACGAGCTGTCGGCACAATGGACGACACGATCAAAGCCACTCTGGACGCGATCAGGTCACGTTAATTCGCACTGTCGGGATGACAGCGCATTCCTAATACTGGAGAGTTATTATGTCCTCACCTGGGCAAAGCACTTTATTCAATACATTCACCGAGCTTGTCTCGACAACCTATCGCAATCACTCGAAAGAGATTGTCGATAACGTTTCCAACCATAACGCTCTGTATCGTCGCATTGCAGAAAAAGGCAAGGCACGTACAGAAGATGGCGGCCTGTCGATTGTTACGCCTCTTGACTACGCTGCTAACAGCACTTATCAGCGCTATTCTGGCTACGATACATTGAACATCAATGCGTCGGATGTCATCTCGGCTGCTGAATATCCTTGGCGTCAAGTTGCCATCAACGTTGTTGCCTCCGGCCTTGAGCTGCGCACAAACTCTGGCGATTCTCGCATTATCAATCTGGTGAAAGCTCGCATCAAAAATGCTATGCGTTCCGCTGCCAACGGCATGTCAACCGACTTGTACTCTGACGGCACTGCAACCAATCAGATCAATGGTATTCAAGCGATCATCGCCGATGCTGGAACTGGTACTGTCGGTGGCATCAATAGCTCGACTTATCCGTTCTGGCAAAACATCGTGCAATCGGCTGCAGCTCCGTTGCAAGGCGGCAGCGCAATCACGCCATCGTCCACCACGATTGAAAGTCTGATGTTGCCAACATGGATCAAGGCAACTCGCGGCAGTGATCAGCCAGATTTGATCGTCATGTCGGATGACTACTTCACTTTCTACGAGCAATCGCAGACAAGCCTGAAGCGTTACACATCTGACGAAAACGGCAAGGGCGGCATGATCAGCATGAAGTACAAAACTGCTGATGTGTTCTTCGACTCTTCTGGTGGCATCCCATCTGCACATGCTTATTTCATCAATACAGACTTCTTGGAAATGGTGGCTCATCAAGACGCCAACATGACCATGATGGATGAGCTGCGTAGCGTTAATCAAGATGCCATCGTTATACCAATCCTCTGGCAGGGAAATCTGGTTTGTTCCAACCGTGCTCGCCAAGCCGTCATGAAGGCATAAGGAGAATTTCATGTTTGCATCAATCTCTGGTTTTGCTGGCAGCCAACCGTTTAACGATTGGTTTACGCCAGATACAACCCAACGCCATGTTTTGGGGGCTCGCATTACTGCAGTCGATCCTTACTGGGGTATGGGTACGTTTGTGTACTTCAAATCGAACGACGCCATTCTCAAAGGCTCGCTGGTAATGATTGACGAAACGTATCAAGGCACATTGCTGCCTTCTACCGCTGGTCAAGGATTCCCGTTCGGCGTTGCGATGGCTCCTGTAGCTTCCGGCAAGTATGGTTGGATGCAAGTGCAAGGTCTGGCAGTTTATAAGACCAATGCAACTGTGGCCGCTGATACTGCTGTGGCTGTGGCTGCTGCTGGTATTGCCGGTACGCTGGCAAACGGCAAGCAACTGTTGGGTGTTCGTAATCGTGTTGCTGCGACAGGTACAAAAACCTTCACAGCCAATACGCAAAACGGCACTAATGTGCTGATGTGTCCTCAAGGTTACGACGGCGCATTCTTGGGCATGGCTTTGTCTGGTACAGGCATTCCAGCGTCCACGCTTGTGGCTGCTCTCGATCCTGATGGCAAGCGCATTTACACAGGTTCCGCTATCGGCACGCTTGGCGATAAGAACTCAACCGCAACGGGTCAAATCACACTGACCGGCACCTATACAGGTTACGGCGCAGGTATTTTGAATGATCCAACTGCACAAGGTCAGGTCGTTTAATCCTCACTGCTTCAGATCGCCCCGCTTCGGTGGGGCTTTTTTATGCCCGTTTCAACAAGCGCAGGCATAGAAAAGTTTATCAACCCATGAGGAAACCCCCATGCCAAGCATTCAAGAAGCTCGCCCGCCCTACGTCGAATTTAAACAAGTTGCTGTAGAAGATCGTAATGCATCGATTGAAGCAGGTCATCGCGTTACCAAGAACGTCAACATGGCTTATGTCATGCAGATTGGCTCCAAAGACCAGACGGAAAAAATCGCGGAAGACTGGATTGCGCAGTTAAAGCGCAAAGCGATGGAAAACGAATATCCAGAAGCATGGGCGAACCATTTTGAAACAAAGTTTAAAGACTGGATGGCTGGACGCGAGACGCCGGAAAACGGCTATCCAATTCGGGAATGGGCGGTATTGTCTCCTGCTGAAGTTGAAAACCTGTTGTCTATAAAAATCCGCACGGTGGAAGACCTCGCCGCTGCAACGGAAGAACTTCTACAAAAAAGCCTTGGCCTACGCACCTTGAAACAGAAGGCACAAGCATGGCTTGAATCAGCTAACTCATCGGCTGAAAAACTCACTGCATTGTCAATTGAAAATGTCCAGTTGAAAGAGACTGTAGAGCGCTTGAACGAACGATTGCTTGCGCTTGAAGCAGATAAACCAAAACGCGGCAGACCTAAAGACGAGTAAATATGTCCCTCCTGACAATCGTACAAAACGCATGCGTTCGCATTGGCATTACATCGCCTTCTATTGTTGCGTCATCAACAGATACACAAATCCAGCAACTATTAGGATTGTTGAATGAGGAGGGCGAAGAATTATCAACAGGCGCATCAGTTGGATTGTCGTGCGATTGGCAGGCAATGCAACTGGAAGCTACGTTTGTTACGACCGCAACCGAAAGCCAGGGGGCAATCAGTACGATTGCCCCGGGCTTCAAATTCATCATTGACGGCACCATTTGGGACAGGACAAAGCGCCTTCCTGTATATGGATCGCTGACGCCACAAGCGTGGCAAAACTTCAAATCATGGGGCGTTACCAGCCCATTCCCAAAATATCGCGTGCGCGGCGGCTTGTTGTTATTAATGCCGGTTCCAGCAGCGGGCGATTCCTACTATTTTGAATATCAGACAAAAAATTGGTGCACATCGGCTGATGGTTTGACATTGAAATCTGCCTTCAGCGTAGATACGGATGTTTCGTTATTGGATGAGCAGCTTTTGACTGCTGGCCTTATCTGGCGATTCAAGGCAGCGAAAGGTTTGGAATATTCCGAAGACTTCAGAAAATATCAAATCCGTGTAACGAATGCCATTAATCGCGATGTCGAAAAGCCCGTTCTCGACATGGGTCGCAAAACTGACGCAAGAACTGGCATCGTCATTCCAATAGGTTCGTGGGATGCTTAAGCCGTTACGCAGCAAAGGTCTTCGGTCGCAGACTTCCACAACAACGTCAGTATCAGCACCAACAGGCGGATGGAATGCGCTTGATCCATTGGCGGCAATGCCTGCAAAGGATGCGGTCATTCTTGACAATCTTTTTCCAATGCCATCAAGCGTTGTATTAAGAAATGGCTACACAACACAAACAACCGGCATCTCTGGCGACGTTCAAACTTTAGCAGCGTACAACTCGCCAACCGTTAATAAACTTTTTGGCGCGGCAGGCGCATCGATTTATGACTGCACATCGAGCGGCGTAGTAGGCGCGGCAGTTGCGACAGGTTTTACGTCGGCCAAATGGCAGCATGTGAATTACAGCACTTCCGGCGGCAGTTACATGTATCTGGCGAACGGGTCAGACAAGATGGAGCTGTATGACGGATCGACATGGAGCGCAATTGATGGCGCATCAACACCAGCAATCACAGGGGTCACAACGTCCTCGATTATTAATTTAAACGTATTTAAAACACGTTTATGGATGGTTGAAAAAGACAGTCTGCGTGTTTGGTATTTGCCGGTCAATTCAATTGGTGGCGCAGCTGCCTCATTGGACTTTTCCAGCATATTCAAACTTGGCGGTTATTTGATGGCGATGGGCACTTGGTCGCTTGATGCCGGTCAGGGGTTGGACGATTACGCAATATTCATTACTTCGCAAGGTGAGGTCGCCGTATATAAGGGAACAGACCCATCGAACGCTGCTACATGGGCATTGGTCGGCGTGTTCGTAGTGGGATCTCCAATTGGTAGAAGGTGTTTTACAAAATATGCTGGCGATCTTCTGTTAATCAGCAAAGATGGCCTTCTGCCGATGTCGCAGGCTTTGATGTCCTCTCGCGTCAATGTGCAAATTGCACTGACAAACAAGATTCAACAAGCAACTTCAGATGCAACAACTAGTTATGGCAGTAACTTTGGATGGGAAACAGTCCTCTACCCATCTGAAAATATGTTGTTGGTCAATGTGCCAATTTCCTCCACCAAATCGCATCAATATGTCATGCATGTCATTACAGGCGCGTGGTGTCGATTTACAGGATGGAATGCATTTTGTTGGGAGTCATTTAATGACCATATTTATTTCGGCACAACTGGCGGCGTCAATCTGGCATGGAGCGGGATGTCGGATAACGGTGCCAACATAAATGCAGAGGCATTACAGGCATTTAATTATTTTGGCAATCCTTCGCAAACCAAGCATTTTACGATGGCGCGGCCAATTATTTCCGTCAATGCAAAGCCAAGCATTGCAATCAATATCAACGTCGATTTTGACATAGAAGCATCCTTAAGCGTTCCGACATTTTCACCATTTGTAGCCGGTTTGTGGGATTCCGGTTTATGGGACGCTGCTTTATGGGGCGGATCGGTTGAATCGCGCAAAGACTGGATTTCAATCACTGGAATAGGTCGTTGCGGCGCACTTCACTTGGGATTTGATGGGAACAGTTTTGAGTTCAGATGGGATTCGACAGATTTGGTTTATGAAACTGGCGGAACACTGTAAATAGAGGAATATATGGGATTATTCGGAACATCAACCACAGCAGCACCTGATTACAGCACCGTTCTCCCTGGGCTTATTGGCAATTACAACAATAATAATCAGATACAGAACGGGCAATATCAGCAGGCTAATCAATCACTTGCAAAACCGATTGATTTTTCTACACTGCCGACTCTTCCTTCTACGGCGGATAATACTGGTCGCAATCAAATGTCTGATGCTGTCTATGATCAGCAGAAACATTATCTTGATCCGCAATACCAGCAAGGCCAATCCGATCTCGATTCAAAGTTAGCCAATCAGGGAATCATGCAGGGTTCCGAGGCTTACAACCGCGAGATGAATAACTTCAATTTGCAAAAAACTGCAGCCTATGGCGATGCAAGAGACAGGGCGATTCAACAAGGCGGACAAGAACAAACTCGCATGGATAACTTGGCTTTGCAAAACCGCAATCAAGGAATTAATGAAATTCTAGCGCAGCGAAACGCGCCTCTACAAAACCTCAATACATTAAATGGCATTAATACTACTACCACTAAAAATCTATTTGACGCATCAAACGGTTTGTTTAATGCCAATTTGGGAAACCTGAATGCATCCAATGCCGCCAATCAAGGATTTTATTCCGGACTAATTGGCCTAGGCAGCGCAGCATTGCAAAATCCAAGCGTGACAAATGGCATATCAAATTGGTTTAGCGGATTAGGCAGCAGTTCCACGTCTTCTGACCCATCTTATTTGAGTGATTCTGGCAGCTGGTACGGAGGTACGTAATGGCTACGGATGCATATGCAGGTGGGTCTAATCAGTTTAACGAAATGACGCCATCTCAAACTGGTTCGCAGGCATCGCAAAAATTTTATTCTCCTCCGGGTAACTCTGATCAGTTATTTAATTTTTTAAAAACGCATAGTTACGCATATGCAGATGGTGGCGGCGGTCTTTTCTATACCGATACGCCTCCTCCTCAATCGTATATTGATCATCTTGATTCTCTTGCAGCTGCCAATCAAAGCCAAATAGATGCAGCTAGAGCGCCGCAATATCGGCATGATGAAAATGGTGCCTATCTTTATCAAAATGAAGATGGAAGCTATTACACGCCAATGGATGAGAATAATGTCCAACTCGCAGCCATTGGTAATACCGCCCAAGGTTTGGCGGCGCAAAACGCAATGGGATATGGACAGCCAATTGACTCCACCGGAGCAGTTGCCGGAAGGTTTGGCAAGGATTGGCTTGTTAACCCAAGCAAGCCCATAACAGACACATTTAAATTAGATAACAATAATTTAAAACTGATGGCTGAGGCTGAGGCGCGAGAGATTGCGCTGGTCATGGGTACGGCATATGGGGCGCAAGCTCTTGGCGCTGGTGGAGCGGCAGCAGAAGGAGGAGGCGCGGCTGGATCGGGGGCTGCAGCAGGGTCAGCAGCAGGAGAAGAGGCCGCATTGGCAGGCGGCTCATCCGTTGGCTATGGCGCAGCAGGATCAACTGCAGGCGCAGCGGGCGGCGGTTTAGGCTCGTTAAGCGCGTCAGATTCAGCGGCGGGAGATTCGGCATTGGGTTCCGGTGAATCAACCGCGAATCTAGGCGGTGGATTTAATAGCCTATCTCCCGGCGAATCTGCAGCGGGTGATTCGGCATTACAGCCCGGACAAACAAGTGCAAATTTAGGCGGCGGATTCGATACGCCATTGGAACCGGCAAGCACTGCGCCATCAGCAACAGATAGCACATCTAACTTTTTGCAAAACCAATTAAAAAGTCGCGCAAGAAGTTATGCGGTAAATCAAGTCATGAAAGCTCTTATGCCATCCCAACAAATGGGAGGGGTAAGTGGCGGCGGTATCGGTGGCGCTTTCGGAAATGGAGGCGCTAGTGGTTATGGCGGTGCTTTTGGTGGCGCTCCAAGCTCGCAAAACATCATGCCGATGTTCAGCACGGCGGCGCAAAATCAGCCGGGCTACACAGCTGAATATGCAAATTCACAGAACGTCAATAAATTAGCGCAAGCATTAATGAAAGGGTCAAGCAATGGCAACGGTCAGCCCTATTGATTTAACCGGCACACAGATCGACCAGCAAGGGATAGATCGACAACGCGCTATTGCGGCATTGATGCAGCAAAATAGTTTAAGCGCACCTGAAGGACAGATGATTTCAGGGCATTATGTCGCGCCATCGATCACCCAATATGCTGCGAAGATTGCTCAGGCTTTATCTGCCGCTTCAATGAATAAAGATTTGGATGCGCAATCTCGCGCATTGCAAGTTCAGGGCATGAAGAATCTGATGGGATATGTACAGCCCGACCAAGCCCCGCAACAGTCTCAACCACAAGTCGATCCAGCTGCACAAGCGCTTGCACAAGGGGCAGCTCAAGGAAGTGTTGGACCAACTGTTGCCAATGCACAGAGGATGGATCAGATGCCGCCACAAGCGCCAACAATGGCAGGTGGTGCAGCTGGCACCTCAAACCCATTTGGCGTACAGAGTTTAATGCGTTCAAAAGCATTAGAAATGCTCGGCGGCGCACCTGCTGCGTCTGCTTATTGGGATTCGCAAAAACTCCCCGATACCGTTAAAACAAATAACTATTACGGTCTTGATAAAAACTCTGTAGCTGACGCCATGCGCCGTGAAAATGCCGCAAAAGGTCAGACACTGGTACGCGAAGATTCAACACTGACAAGAACCAATCCAGATGGCTCTATCAGTGGATTATTCACTGCTCCCGGCATCAAAACAGGATCATTGATTGATTGGTCTAGTGGTCAGCCGGTGGCAAAAGAATTGCCGGGTATGGCTGGCATCACACAGAAAATGGCAGCAGCGAAAACAGCTGGTGAAGGCACGGCATTGCCATTTTCAGGCGTTGATAAAAATGGCAATCCTCTGCCGGTAACAAATCGTACTGCAGCAGCTACACAAGGTGTAACTAACGCCGGATTCCCTCCATCGTCAAAGGTTCCAGGATCAGGACAAGACACAAGTGATACGATCAAAATTCTACAACAGGAACGCGCCGATATTGCTGCTCAACCTGATAGCAATCCTCGGAAAGCGGGTGATTTGCAGGCTATTGATCGTGAGATTGCAGGATGGCAAAGGAGAGGTGGTGCAAATTCTGCGATTTATGCGTCCC